AAATAGTATTAAAAGTATCTCCACCAGCACCACTAATTACAGGAATTATATGAATATCTTGTTGACCTATTGGATCGTGTATTTCATTTTCATTTATTTCATAATTACCTACTTTTACTAAATAATGTTTTGGGTTCATATACTTTTCAACTTCTGGAAAATTATTTACTAAAAAACTTATGGCTTGAGGTAAATTATGTACCTGTATTTCAAATTCTTTATGGCCTACAAATGTAGCCAACTCTCCATATAGTTTTAATTTACGCAACATAACGCAACCTCTTGCCTGTGCATTTTAGTAACCAAGGTGAGTATGGTTCTTTACAACTAAGTCTACTAGATAAATGATGTAAGACATCTCCATCTATGAAAATAGCTACATGATTTAAACCAGCATCCATTATTGACATAAATAACAAATCACCATTCTCAAGTTTCTCATTTGGTTCTAACTCTCTAAAACCAGTAGCTTCAGCACATCTTTCAAACATAGGATTTTTTATAAATTCTTCTGGTGTTGTAGGTCTTTGCCAATCTCTTAATTCAATATTTCTTTGTTCTTTATACCAATCTCTTACTAATGACCAACAATCAGTTATACCCCAAACCCATTCTCTACCAATAATCGGAGCTTTATATCCTTTTGGTTCGCAATATCCCCATTGTTCTGTTTTAGGATTAACAATATACCAAGGTAAATTTGATCTTTCACAACTAACTAAATCTGCCTGACTAGGTGTTGGAGGTGTAATTGGATGACTATGAATAATAGCTGTTATTTCTCCTGTATTATCTGCCTTTACATAATCTTCTGGATCGAGAATGAAACATTGATGGTTTGTCATAGATAAGTTACGACAAGGATGATACCTTTCTTTACCTTTTATATTTAACAATAAACCACAAGATTCTTTAGGATCTTCAACCTTTGCATGACTAAGAGCAGCTTCTTTCCACTCACTCATGGCATAAACGTACCAATAGAAGGGAATAATTCTTTAGTGCATACTCTCAAAGGTATTCGTATGTTTGCTAGATCAAAAGCAGCAGCTAATTCAAACTGTACCACTGCTCTGTTTTCTGCTGATTTTCTATCAATTTTGTATATTTCTTTTGCGTATTCTGCTGTAGGATCTGGAGTTCCGTAAGGATTTGTTCCTCCTGTAAAATTAACAGCATCTAAAAATCTTGCTAATGTTGTAACTCTAGTTATAACAGCACCAGTTAAATCATTTCCAGGGGTTACAACATTTACGTTTAATAAAATAGCGGTAATTAAATTTGTAACATTACTAATGGTAAGTGTAGGTCTAGGTAGTTGACCATTCGCATATTTAAATCCATCAGCTTCTAAAGGTACTGCAATGTAGGTATTTCCGTTCCAAATAATATTTCCGTGAGAACTACCACTTCCATAAGGTATTGGATTTGTTCCATCGTGAAATCTGTAGGTAGTAGCTGATCCATGCAAAGCTGCATCTGTTGTCAGTTCAAACATTTCAATAACTGAACCAGGATTTATTGATTGGGTTTCAGATACAGGTTTTGCCATTATGGTTCAAATACTTGTATGAAAGTTACATTAATTCTGTTTCTATTAAAATCAAATATTTCTTTGGTAAATCCAGGACACACCCATTTATAAGTTACTGTTTCATCTGGAGGTGACCAATCGAAAGATGCACCATCAACTTTTCTTGCTTCTAAAAAACTTTCTATTATGGCTGCGTCTGTATTATCTTCGTTAAAAACTAAACTCCACTGTTTTGCATTTTGATTCAAACCAAAAGTAAATCTTTGCTGATACCCGTCACCAAATTGAACTGTTCTGGTATTAGTAAGATCAGTTTTATTTGCAGAAAAAACAGGGTTATAACTAGGAAAAGTAGCCATTATCTTAATAAACCTCCAGGTCTTCTTTGTTTAATTAATTCCGATTGTATCGCTGCTGAAATAACTCTGCCAAGCTCTTTTCCTTGCTGCTCATTACTTTGAACAGAAGATCCAGAGGCATCTACATTTACGCTGATGTTTGTACTACCTCCTCCAGCTAATTTATCATTAGGAATTATTGTGCCTGACCTTTTTGGTACGAATAGTTCTGGGCCTTTTTCTCCAACTATTGAAGGTTTACCAACAGGCGGTCTGCCTCCATTTGCAAATCCTAGTAAGCCAAATAGTCCACCTCCACCTCCACCAGCAGCACCAAGGACACTGCCAAATAAAATGTGATCTAAGCCTACATTTATTAACTTATCAGCAATGTTATTTAACATATCCCCTAAAGTAGCAGTTCCTTTTATTAATCCTGCTATACCATTTTTAATATCATCTTTAATAGTTACAGATAGAGACTCAAAAGCATCCTTAACCATCTTAGCGTTTTCAGCTTGTTCTTTTAGATCTTTATTTATTGTGACACCATCTCTAATTCTTTGTAATTGCCCTGCATTTATTGTCTCCATAGTCAGACCCAGTTCGTCCACCTTAGACTTAATTGCCTCTTCAATTAAAAATTCTTCTTCCTTGCCAGCGATGATAGCTCTATTTAATTGATTTTCTTTTTCTAACCCTGCTAATCCAGCAGTGATTAATTTATTTGTATTAGCTCGTAGTGCGTCTTTATCTTTTTCTATAATTATACCTTCAGCAATTTCTCTTTTTTCTCTCTTTAGAGCATTTATTCGGTTCTCAAGTTCTTTATTTTTACCTCTTCCTCCGCCTCCAGGTCCTCTTTGAGCTTCAAGATCAGCTATTTGTTTATTTATATTTCTAAATGCTGGATTATTTGGATTTTGTTGCAGCAGTTTAGTTGTTCTACGCTGAACAGATCTATTTTCGCCATCTCCTAGAGCTTGATTTAGTAGTTTTGCTACTGCTGCCTGTACTTTTGTGAAGAATAATGTAACATCGTTTCCTAGTTTTTGGAAAGTTTCACCAAATTTTCTTAATTCTTCTGCCCTGTCTGCACCTATTTTATCACCCATCATTTCTAATGCTGCGTTAAATGCAGCTTGTTTGCCCTGATTCTGTTCAATTAGTTGGATTCGTTTTTCCTCCATTGTTCCAGATATGCCTATTGCCTGTGACATAGCAGAAATGTTTGGATTTAGGCGGTTCATGGCCTTTCCAAGCTCCCCTATGCCATTGATTGCATTTTGAATTGATGTGACTGCTGCTGTGGCTGCGATACCTCCTGCAAAACCACCCATCTGTCCGAACATTCCACCAATACCACCGCCTAAAGCTCCTGCTGCTGCTGTTACTGGACCTTGCCCAAATAACAGAGGAAAACCACCACTAATAAGAGCACTCCCCCTATCAAATCTTCTACCTAAATTTCTAAAACCTCCACCGCCTGATCCTGCTGGCCCTCTTAATAACTTACCCGTTCTTTTGTCGAAGTTAAGACCCATGCTAGTTGGACCCATTGCTGGACCTTGCATTGGCTGTTGTGGTCCAAATTCTGCTGCTGAAAATCCTGTAGAAGCACCTCTTAGCCTTTTAAGTCTTTTGGCTTGCTCTTCATGGAACGCTGGTGAGCCTGGTAAGTTTTTAAAACCTTTAATAGGCATAGCATTAGCTTTAGCTATACGGAATGCCTCTTTGTTAGCTGCATCGTAATACGCTGGCGATCCAAATATATCTTTAGATCCCCTTATTGGTATTGATGGTCCACCAGAAAAAGCCTGTTGTGCAGGAGAACCCATCATGGTTTTAATTCCACCTATGGGCGAAGCCATTTGCCTCTGTAAATTTACTTGTTTTACTTTTTCTTGAGTTAAACCTTGATTTACCTTTAACTCTTCTAAAGCTATTTTTCTTTGAGCTTCTGAAACTTTTAATTGGCCTTGTGCGTCAGCTTTAGCTGCTCTTTTTACTGCTGCTAATGCTTTTTCTGTCTGTAATCCTTTATCTGCTCCTCTTTGTACCGCATCTCCAACTCTTCTGGTTTGAATCATTGAGACTCTTTGAGCCTCTTTACTCTTAGCTACTTTTTCTTCAATTTTTGCTGCTTTGCTGTTTCCTATAGATATTTTGTTTATCGCACTTATTTTTCCGCTTATTTTATTTAAGGAGGTTTCTAAGGTCTTTACATCTTTCAGACCTCTGACATTTACGGCTATCTCGGCTTTATATGCCACAATCCAAAATAATATTTATCCTATTTTACATTAAATAAACTGATTAGCACTATCTCCTACGTCTTATTTTTTCAAACTCTTTTTCCTGCTCTTCGTTTACTACTTGAAAGTACGCACTCCAGCCTATAAGTTCCTGCTCTGTCATTTCTCCTATTTCTTGGAGCGTTTTGCCTAATTCTTTGGCTACTCCAAACTTGAGCATCATCCAGTTATCTCTTTTTAACTGGCTGGCTAGGATTTTGGGTCTATTGTTTCTTCCTCCTCTGCATTTATTACTGCGAGCATAAGAGATTGAAGATCGCTGTCTTTAACTTCGTTTTTA